GTTTAAAAACCGTGCAGATGTCTAATGACAAAGGATCATGGTTTGGATGGGATGTAAGTAAAGTTGGACCTGTCGAAGATAAGGCAGTCTACGAAATAGCAAAAAGTTTTGCTGAACGAGTAGGTAAAGGTGAGGTAGAGGCTAAACCCGAAAATAAAGAATCTTTTACAAAATCTAAAAACTCTAAAGAGTTCAAACTTTAATAGTTCCTGGGAGGTGGGCGCCGAAGCGAGAGTGGAAGCGCCCACTATAAACTATGTTAGAAAAAAATAAACCACCAGTGACGTATGAGGATTGGATAGATCTAAGTAGAATAATAATTCCTTGTGTTAAGGGAGTTCCTCGTATACCTAAATACACACAAAAAGATTTTAAAATTACGAAAGAAGAGTGGAAAAGAAATTATGAAAAGTCAGAAATAGCATTAAGATTAGATCATGATGTTGATTTAGATATAGATAATCCGATAGTAAAACATTTTATACCTTATTATTTAAATAATTGTAGTGCCATATTTGGCAGAACAGGAAATTTAGCTAGTCATTATTTATGGACAAATGAAAATGATATTCCTTTTAAACAATTTAGATTACCAGACGAATTTGAAAAAGATTATAAAAATTATCCACACGGAGCTATGTTATGCGAACTTAGAGCTGAAAAAGAACGTTATACGATAGTTCCTGAATCCTTACATAATAAATCAAAAACAAATGTTGAGTGGGAAACTTACGATGGCATAAAACCATATAGTGGTAATTTATTATACGATGTTGGTAAAATAGCACTAGCCTCAGCTTTGGTGGTGATATATCCAGCAGAGGGCGGAAGAGATGAATATACAACAGCTATAGCAGGAATTTTATGCACACATAGCGATTGGAATGATGAGGAGATTAATCTTTTTATATATAGAATTTGTGAAGCTGCAAATGATGATGAAAGAGAAAAAAGAAAACGAAAGGGAACATCGGCTAGAAAAACAGAGAGAAAGTTTGGTATAAATAAAATTCACGAAATAACAGGATACTCTCACAGCAGCATTCAAAAATTATTTAATTGGATTGGTTTATTTCAATCTATAACTACACAGATATCAAACGATATGATTGAAAAAATTGTAGAGTTTGGTGCAAACAGGTATTACATACATTTGAATGTTCCAGAACAAGATAAAATTGTTAAAAGAATAATTACCGTTCATGGTGAAGACCTAATGAATCAAAAAATATTTTATGATAAAGCTATGCATCAAGCTAAAGCATGGTTGCCTAGACAAAAAGCAAAAGAGTATGAAGACATGATGGCAGCTAAATTTAGTGCGAGAGAATATTCAAAAGATTTTGTAGAGGAGGCTAACGAAGAATTTAAATTTAAAAGAATGTTTTTAGACTATTTAGAGGCGAGAGGTATTTATACAAGTAAAGAACAATTAGCTAAGTATGGTGAACCTTATTTTGATAAAAAAAATAATAGAATAGAATTTAAACTAGATGGATTTGAAAGAGAAATAGCTAAACAAAGAATTAATATGGATAGAGTGGATCTAGTTATGAAATGCATTAATATTTTAAAAGCTAAAAAAAATAGGGGTAAGTGGCAAGGAAAATCTTGTGTATCTTGGTCTATACAGGGAAATAAAAATGAAAACGATAAGATTATTTGGGAAGGCGAAGCTCTTTCAATTGATCATAGTGAGGAGATAGAAGATGAGTAAACCTTATTGGGTATCAGGTCCACCAGGAACTGGAAAAACTCGTATATATATAAAAAACTTATACAAAGAATACTTAGATAAAGGAGTTATGTGGAATAGAATAGTTATTTTATCTCACACAGTAAACGCGGCAAGGGAAATTTTAAAAGCTATTAAAGAATTACCACAATTAGAAAATATACCTGAAGATGTTTTAGAAGAACAAATTTGCACAATACACGCTTACTTTAAAGCAGAAAGTAAAAAAAAGAATAGAAAAAAATATAGTAAAGAGGATCACAATAAATTTTGCTCAGATAATCCAGGAATGAAAAAATGGATACATTATGGAAAAAGGTCTTGGGATAAACATCCGCTATATGCGTTTGTATCACAAAAACACGGTAAACAGTGCTCTTCAAGAGAAATGTGGTTAATACATCAAGACACTTACAAAAAAGAATTAGGGCGTGATTTAAAATTAGAAAACTTAAATGAGTGGGAAAAAAAGTATCACGATTATCGAGAACATAACAAGAAAGTTTCTTTTGAAGATATGTTGGATGCTTTTATTGATGAGTCTACTAAAGTGCCGGATGACATAGAAGTTTTAATAGTTGATGAGGGACAAGACTGTAATAAACCACAAGTACAAGCTTTATTAAAAGCAGGTTTAAATGTACCAGAACGTAACTTTATTTTTGTAGGGGACAGAGATCAAGAAATTTATAATTACTCAGGATCACATACACAATTTTTTATTGAGTTAGAAAAAAATTATTTATTGGACAATTTATCAATAGGAAAACGATGTGGAAAAACTATTAACACGATATGTAAAAATATTATTAATCCACAAAGAAAAAGATTAGATTTACCGGAAAAAATTTGGACGCCAGCGGCTAATGTAATAGGCAATCATTATTGGATACCAGATATTGAAAGACCTAACAAAAATTTAGATATACTTTTAGATAAAATTTTTAATACCAAAGAAACTTTTTTATTTACTTACAGAGGTAATCCAACTGATAGACACATAAATGAATTTCTTCAAAAATATGGAGTAGATTATAGAATAGTATCTTCGCATTCTCATGGAAAAGAAATAGATTATGTTTCCAGAGAGATATTACGTTGTTTTAATACTTGGGACGATTTTTACAATAATACGGTAATTTTAGATCAAATAAAAGAATATTGGCCATACCTTCCAAGTAAAACTTTTAAAATTCACGGTAAAGGAAATGTTACAAAGGCTTTTAAAGATGTTATTAATGGTAGTTATAATATAAAACAATTGTATGAAATGGGTCTAGTTGTTGAAGAAGCATTAAAACAAAAAAGTTTTATTCAAAGTATTAAAAAAAGTGAAAGACAAAAATTTGAGCCAAAAGTGCCTTATATAAAAAAAGTTTTAAAAAATCACGGTATTGAAAAAAGACCAAGGGTAGAGCATGATAATATACATAAAGTTAAAGGTTTAACTTATGACAATATAATTGTTGAATTATCAAATTATAGAATGATTGAAAAAGATGAAAGTGAAAGATTAGTTTACACAGGATATAGTAGAGGAAGAACAGATTGCTGGAGTATAGCAAGTAGAGTTTTTAAAGACACAAATAGAGAAAGTAGTTTAGGAGGAGTTCAACATGACAGAGAGAGAATTTTTTCTGTTTATTAAAAGACAAGAAAAAGAAGTTTGGGAAAATAATTTTCCAGAATATAAAAAGGAGGAAGAAGATGACACACAAAAACATGTTTAAAGCATTTACATACGATTCGTTAAATAAACAAGTTGATGGAAATCATTATAAAAAAATGAAGATTCAACCTGCAGAGTTTATAAACGAGAACAAGTTGCTTTTTGCGGAGGGTAATGCTATAAAATATATTTGTAGGCATCAGTCTAAAGGAAAAGAAAAAGATATAGATAAAGCAATACATTATTTAGAGATGATAAAAGAGAGAGATTATAATGTGTAATACACCAGAAGATCTAGATCTAGATGACATTGATACAGTTGCCATAGATATAGAAACTTACGATCCTAATCTTAAAACTAAAGGGTTGGGTGCTATACGTAAAGATGGTTTTATATGCGGCATAGCTATCGCTACTAAAAAAGAAATTGCATATTTTCCTTTACGACATTCAGATACTGATACAGATCCTAGCAGAATACAAAATATATGGAATGTTCTTAACCAAAGAATATTTCAAAACGAAAAAATTACAAAAGTATTTCACAACGCAATGTATGATGTTTGTTGGATTAGAGCAGTTACTGGTATGATGATTAAAGGTAGAATTGTTGATACTATGATAGCTGCGTCAGTAATAAATGAAAATTTATTTAAATATTCATTAGATTCATTAGCTAAAAAATATCTTAGTGATTCTAAATATAAATATGATCTTCAACAAAAAACTTTAGAATGGTCTGGAGGCACAGTTAAAGACCCAATGACTAATATGCACAAATTACCGTCATCAATTGTGAAAGAATATGCAAAACAAGATGTTAGTTTAACTTTAAGGTTATGGAATAAATTTAATAAAAAATTAGACGAAGTATTATACATAAATATAGATAAAGAGCAAAAAACTTGCAGAAATATTTTTGAGTTAGAGACAAGATTATTTTTATGTTTAGTTGACATGAAGTTTAAAGGAGTTAAGATAGATGTCCTTAAATTAAAAGCTCTTGGTCAAGAGTTAAAAATAAAAAGAGATAACATATTACAAGAAATAAAAGAACAAACAAATTTAGATATAAAAATTTGGGCAGCCTCTTCTATAAAAGAGTTATTAAAAAATCAAAATATAACAAACTATAAAAAAACTCCTAAGTCTGGTATGCCTAGTTTACCAAAAAATTATCTTAAAACTCATGAAAACTCTTTGTTAAGAAAAGTAGCTGAGGCCAGAGAATACGACAAAGCTGCAAATACTTTTGTAGATGGCCTATTAGGTTTTGTTTACAAAGACAGAATACACGCAGACATAAATCAAATTAGAGGAGATGGGGGAGGAACAGTAACGGGTAGATTTTCTATGAGTAATCCAAACCTACAACAGATTCCAGCAAAAGGGGATATTGGTAAGAGAATGAGAGAGGTTTTTATACCAGAACATAAAAGTAAGTGGGGATCATTTGACTATTCACAGCAAGAGCCTAGAATTGTGGTGCACTATGCAATAAAATATAAATGCAAAAAAACAAAACAATTAAAAAAACAATACGATAAAGGTGCCGCAGATTTTCATCAAATAGTTGCAGATATGGCTAATATTTCTAGAATGCAAGCTAAAACAATTAATTTAGGTCTTTTTTATGGCATGGGTAAAAATAAACTTCAAAATGAATTAGGACTTAAACCCGAACAGGCTAATAAATTATTTGAAGATTATCATAAAAAAGTTCCTTTTGTTAAAGAAATATCTGAAAAATTTATGAAATTTTCTACTAAAGAAAAATTAATATACACTTTAGAGGATAGGTTTTGTAGATTCGATAGGTATGAAACAACATCTAAAAGATGGAATAGAATTAAAAAAGTATGGGAAGAGTGGGATAAAGAAGCAGGAGAGTATGTGCCTGTTAAATTATTAACAAAATACGAAGCAGATGCAGAGGCAGCTAAAGCATACAATGAAACTCAAAATAAAAAATGGGAAGAACTAACAAAACACGAACAAGAGGAGCAGTTTACTGAATATTTTGTCCCTGCGTTTACATACAAAACTTTAAACAGAATGGTGCAAGGTTCTGCTGCAGATATGACAAAAAAAGCCATGGTGTTATTATTTGAAAACGGTATTATTCCCCACTTGCAAATACATGATGAGTTATGTTTTTCTATTGAAACAGAGGAACAAGCTAAAAAAATTAAACACATTATGGAAAATGCAATAAAATTAGAGGTACCTAATAAAGTGGACTATGAATCAGGACCAAATTGGGGTAAAATGAAATGAGGATAAAATATGGCTTACTTAAATGCAAACATTCCTGTAGAGTATGCACAGATAAGGAGAGAGTATCTTTACGATCTTAA